GCGACAGCGCGACCTCGTCGCCCTCGACGTAGGCGCTGCCGGACGAGGACGGGCTGGGGGTGCCAGTGGTGGCGGAGTTGTTGAGAGCGCCAGTGACCGTCAGCTTGTAGAGCGTGGTGCCAGCGGCCATGACCTGCGGCTCCTCAAGGCCGAGGCGACCGATGAAGTCGTAGATTTCCTTCTCGAAGTTGGAGTTGAACTCAAGGTCGAGAGACGTAACCACGTCGGCGGTCACGATGGTGTTGGGGGTAACTGCCATTTCTTCTCCTTACTTGTAAAGGTCTAGGTTCTGTGCGCGGAGCCTGATTCGGTCGACCGCGTTCTTGGTCGCCTCAATCTGCTCGCGCGTGATTCCGGGGGTGCCTCCCGGCTCCCCGCCGTCAGGGACGGACTTGCCAGTGAAGCCAGCTGCCACGAGCGCCTGCGCGTGCTGCTGCATCTCCTCCTTGGTGGAGCCTCGGAGCACGCTCGCCGGGACGTGCGTCGCGGCGGCGACCTCGTCTGCCCACGTGCGGAGGTCGTTCTGGTGCTGCAGCTTGTCGCGCTCGTCCTTTAGCTCCTTGAGCTGCTGGGAAAGCTCGCTAATCTGGGCCGAGACGTCCTCGCCGCCCTTGCTGCCAAGTGCGTCGAGCTGCTTCTTGTTGGCCTTCGAGCGCTCCTCCCACTTGCGCGACTCCGCAAGCGTCTTTTCGTAGAGGGCCTTGTAGTCCGGCTCGGTGCCGTGCGGCTCCTGCTGGGTCACGTCCTCTGCCTGCTGGTTCTCGTTGTCCATTCCTGCTCCTTCCCCCGTGCGGGTGATAGGTTTGGGCCGTGCGGCCCCGTTCGATATGAGAAGGCCCCGCACGTCTGCGGGGCCTCGTCTCCACTTGTGTCGGTCACCACTCGCGGCGACCGAAGCGCCGTTCCATGAGGTCGAGCTTCTCCTCGGCCATACGCTCCCTGTATCCCTCGGTGCGCAGCTTCTTTCCCTGCTCACCTGCATACTTGGCGGTGACCTGCTTCCACTCGCCCCAAAGCTCGTACATCTCGCGCGTGTCGTATCCCTCGTAGGTTGTGTCCTGCACGAGCAGGTCTCCCTCGCGGTGACACAGGCAAGCCTGAATCTCACAGTCGCAGCCCTTGTGCGTGTGGTTCGGGTCGCTGCTGCTGTGGCCGTAGGCCGACTCCTTGGACAGGTAGACGGCACCACGGCTTGCCAGCATCAGGCAGAAGTCGCACGTCTCAAGGCCCTGTGGTATGCGCTGGTAGCGAATTTCGTACTCCGAGCGAGGCGTTGCGCCGACCACTGTGGCCGACTGACCCGTCTCGCGCAGGTCAAGCTCGACTCCGTTCATGCCGACGCCAGCCTGATAGAGCATGGTGCGCATGTTCGTCTGGTAGACCGCGTTGCCAGCGGCGAACACAATCTGGTCAATGAAGCCGTCCACGTCGTCGTGGGTGAGCTTGAGCGCCTGATACCGTGCGATGCGCTCGAACTCGTCCCGCGTCCAGATGCCGACCGGCATCGAGCCGTGGACGTCGGCACCGGACAGCGCCATCGTCTCGTCGAACATGTCCACGGCGAGGGCGGCGACCCTCTCCCCGTAGACGGCGACGGCCTGCGCCATGACGTCAATCGCGGCGTCACGCCACGATTCCACCGTCAGGCCGCGCCCCACCAGTGCCAGAAGCTCCGCTGAGGCGAACCTCCGCGCCTGCTCCCTCTGCTCCCGTAGCTGCTCCGTATACGCCTGCACCATTGCCCGAGGTATCGTTGCCAACGCTCACCTCCATGAACGAGCGTCCGTCTATGACGCGCTTCTGGTTGAGCATCCTGCGTCGTGTCGCGCGGTCGATGCCAAGCCCCTCAAGGAACTCCTCGGTCTCGGCGATGTACGGTGCCACGCTCGCCGCCTTCTGCCATGCGTCGGCGGTCGCCGCGATGGAGGGCATGGACGGGTTGTGCCACTTGACCATGACGCTGTACTCGTCGTCGTCGAGGTCGTCGATGGAGGCCATCGCGCCCTTGTCGAGCGCCATAGCCATGAGCGCCACGTTGCGCAGCGACTCGCCGTTGCCACGGTTCATCTGCTCCGCGAGCTGCACGAGGTCTCGCTCTGCCATCTGCATCGCCTCGGCACTGTCCGGGTTGTCGGACACGACTCCGAGCGAGTGGAGTGGGATTGCCGTCTCGCCTGCGAACTGCGCCGCGAGCGAGCGTGCGTAGTCGACGTGCGGCTGCATGGAACCCTGCGCGAGCTGCCCGAACTGCGGCACGTCGCCGTCCTCGTCCTTGGACGCTAGGAAGATGTTGCCGATGTAGGCTTGGTAGCGGTCCATGTCGAAGGCGTCCTCGTCCGCGCCGAGCAGGAACTTCTGCGGCGTGGTGAAGAACTCGGCGCTAATCTCGGACCTGCAGTCCTCGCGCAGCTTGCTCATGGTGATGCCCATGACCGCACGGGAGATGCGGGACTTGCCGAACGGCCTGTCCATCGAGGGGGCGAAACACATCGGCTCCATGAGCGGCCTGCCCATGTTGTGCCGGTGGTACTCGGCCTCCCACCTCTTGCCGTCGACCGAGCGGCGCAGGACCACCGTGGCCTCCGGCGTGTACAGGTTGACCACGTCGGGCGCGTGGCCCAGCTCCAAGTCCCAAGGCGTGAAGTCCCGGTTGGAGATTATCGCCATGCCGCACTCAAGGCGCTCCTCGTTGCCGTCCCAGATGCCAGCGGACGTCTCGAAGCTGTGCGTCTTGATGCGCACGTTGGAGCGGCCAACCCTGCCACGCGACAGCGTCCACATCATGCCCGAGCAGATGCCCTCCGACACGGCGGCCATCGGGTACTTCTGGGCCATGCGGTTGTCGAGCAGGATGCGCTGCATGTGCTCGTCCTCCGCGCCGGACTCGAACACGAACCCGTCGAGGATTGAGCGCTGGGCCAGCACGTCCACGGCCTTGGCAGGCCACGAGCAGGCGACCCTAATCTTGTCCAGCATCTCGGCGCTCAACGCGATGCCGATGTTCTGCACGTTGACGTGCATGTGGTAGAAGTCTCGTCGCAGCCTGTTCCTTGGCCGCTTGCGATGGAGCACGGTGACCAGCCTGTACAGCCGGTCCGCGTCCTCCTCCGTCAGGTTGGTCGCGTCGTAGATGCGCCCGATGGACGGGTCCACGACGTTCTCGTAACTGGGCATCGAATCACCCGACCCTTAGCTTCCGGTTGACGTCCCTCTTGTTTGTGAGCAGCCCGAACAGCGCTAGGCTGCACGCCTCCACCGGCGTGGGGTCGTCGCCTCCGAAGCCCCACGCGCCACGGTCGCCGATGCGACGTCGCTCGACGCCCATTGCCGACGACTCCAACCTCCTCTGGTTCCTGAACCACTGCAGCTGGTGGGTGTCCACCCGCTGCTTGAGCATCGAGGCTGCGGTCGCCACGTCGTTCGAGGACGGGCAGACAATCCCCTTCTTGGGGAACCGCTTGTTCCTCGTAAGCTCGTTGACCAGCACGTCGCGCCCGTACATGCCGTCTATGACGACGCACGAGGCCACGTCGCGCAGGGCCTCTATCCGCTCTGCCAGCCAGTCCGTGCCGTCGCGCCCCTCGCCGACCCGCATGAGCTGTATGTACGGCTTGTCGTCGCCGTGGTATGCGGCGAGAGAGAGCGACGCGCATGACCCGTCCGTGGCGAACTTGACCCCGAGGGCGACCTTGGCCCCCTCGCGGTCGTAGGAGTCGACCGCGCACGCCATCCAGTCCGACTTTGCCAGTAGGTGCTGCTCGTCCAGCGTGAGCCACCAGCCGAGGCGCTCGCGTGCGAAGCCGTCCACCAGCATGGTGCCGAACTCCTGCGCGGCGAAGTCCTCGTCAAGCCGTATGCCCATAGCCGGGTTGGTCGCGTACACGTCGTCGAGCACGTCCTCGAACCGGGCGGTAAGCTCCGGGGGCCGCTCCACGGACCACGTGTGCCAGCAGCACGCCTTGGTCTCGCCGAGGAGCGCACGCTCCCTAGTCCGCTGCATCACCGTGCCGGGGGAGTTGGGTGGCGTGGGCGTGCCGGTGTATATGATTTGGCGCGTCCCGGTGGAGGACGCGGCGAGCGTAGACAGCAGCGCGTCGACCTGCTCGGGAGTCAACTCCTGAGCCTCGTCGAACACGACCACCTGAATGTCGTCGAAGCCACGCGCCGCCTGACGGGAGCGTGCCGAGAACTCGATGATGCCGCCGTTCTTGAGAATGACGGCCTCCTGCCCGTTTGCGCGTCGAATCCTAGAGACCATCGCACGCATCTCGGGGGTGGAGTTGGGGCCGCTGAAATACGAGCAGACGCGCTCGAACGACTTCATACTCGTTTTCACTTCATGAGCAGTGTGGAGCACGTGCCAGTTGAGGGCGACCGCCACGAACATCTC